GTTTGTGGTATCAACGCCATCTTTTGCGAACTTGAACTTCATGCGGTCGATCTCCGCTTTCGCTTCTTCTACATACAGATAGCCATACTTGGCATACACACATTTGCCAGCCAACCCACCATCGAATACATCTACTGTGTACGACTCGCCTTTCGGCACTTGCTTTAGTCTGCCTCTCATAATGATTCTCCTTGTCTAATAGATTGTGCTACTTGTTGGAGAGAACTCATCACCACACCCACTTCATGAAGGCACGCACCATCTGTGCGATAAAGAAAAACAACACGAGGGCAAGAATCGCCCATATCACTTTGTCATCGTCCATCCAATTCATACAACACCTGCCTTTCTTCGTTTGATTAACTCGTTGATTTTGGTATCGGGAGAGATTTCTCTCCCATCTTTTACTGCCTTGCTTGCCTGCTCAAGCAGATCTTTTCTTATTCGTTGTGCCTCTTTGTAGTTATAGCTATGCTGAAGTAGCAAAGCGTTTTGATTGGGTGTCGGGTCTTCGGGCATTTGATTTTGGTAAGAGTAATAGCGGTTGGCATATGTCGTGACTTGCTTTTGTAGGTTCGACTTGAGTTCGTCTTGCCACAGGGTTCGCTTCTTCTGCCAATACTCTTTCATGACCTTGCTTCGCTTTCGGGGTAGTGCTTGTCGCTTTTCGGTTATCAGGGCTTCGCCTATGACAGGGTTTAAATCACCCGTTGTGATTTTGTTGCGTAGGTCTTTTATGCTTAGTGGTGTTCTGCGTTTGCGTTGGTTTCTACAAGCTCTGCACAATGAGCTGTACAGTGTGTGCCGTGTAGTTAGGTTTGGTTTCTTCAGCAACGCTTTGCTTTGTGCAAGGGTTAGTATGCGGTGGAATTCCTTTTTGGGTTTGGTTTCGCCACAGGTTTTGCAAACAAGCGTGATGATCGTAGTGATGACCGATGACGGGAGAGAATTCTCTCCAGCCTGTGTGTTGACGGATTTTCCCTTGTGCTCGTGCATGATGTTCTCCTAAAAATCTGACAATAGTCTAGCAATTCACTACAGGTGGACACATATCTAGACGCCATGAGAAGTATACAGTATAAGGCTTGAGAGAGGTTGTAGCCGTGGTATATACGAGCCACAGAGTTTTATCAAACTAACTAAATCTTTCAAGAAGAAAACCCTGTCCACTTTTTTCTCTCTTATTATTATGTATTCTATTCTCTTTTATATATATATATAGAGGTTGCCAAGTTGACGCAACCATATTCTATATACCTTTGAGGGCGTCCACTATGTGTCCACTAGTGCTCAAATGGTAGACTATTGGCAGAAAATGGGTTGAAAGGGGTGTTGTGCTACTTGTTGGAGAGAATTCTCTCCGACCCCTCAATCTGCCCACTTAGAACGAGCTAATGCGACTGATGTCACAATGAACCAGCCATCTTGAAAGCCATCATTAGCACCTAACTTCTTGAGTGCGTTGAGTGCTGTCTTGTAGTGGTCGTGGCGTTTCATCATGCCGTCAGTATCTCGTTGGAATGAGCAGATAAGCCCGTCCTCTTTGTAGATAACATGGTAGCCAGTTGGGTTGAGTTTCTTTTTCATGGTGCTACTCCTTATTTGCGGTTAAGAATTGATACACAGACTGCTCGAATGGCGACATTTCTTTTAGGTCTACCTGACATACCTCGCCTGTGAATATGTCACATGTTTCTAGTGCCTCGCCAAAGTCAGCAAGGGTGTAGGTTGTGTCTTGGTCTTGAACTATAAGCATGGTGATACTCCTTTGTAGCGTTGTTGTAGGATTGCTTCTATGAGTGCTTCGGTGGTGCGTAGGTGTTTGGCAATGTACTGCGGAGACTTGCCTTGGTGATACATATGGCACACCAATATGGTGTCGAACCTAGGTTTTACTTGCATGATTAATGTACCTCTCCATAGTTGCCAACCGCATAACGCTTGGCTTGTTCAACATCTCTAGCCAGCAGGTCGAACTTCTCACCTGTGTCTAGCTCCACATAGAACCATGACTTACCTTCAATGCTTACATCTTCTAAGTCAGGGTCTATTTCGTTTTCCATTAATGCTCTTGCGTATGTGACTCGCATGACTGCTCCTTCGTTGGTTGTGGAGAGAATTCTCTCCGAGGTTAACCCCACACAGAGATGTGGGATGTGAGTTCATATGACAAGCGATCGTGGAGATCGTCCCAATCATATGTGGTGAGCCTGTGCTTTTGATCTCTCGCTAGCTCAATGAGCTTGGCTAAGTCTTGCGGTGACATGGACAATACAACGCTGTTCCGCTTGAACTCTTTGTAGTCAATGGCTATCGGCTTAGCCTTCTTTGGGATTGGTTTTGCTGGTGCTTTTTGCATGATTAACTCCTGTGTTGTGATACTTGTTGGTGAGAATGGGCGAGGTTTGACAGATAACTAAACAGCCTTGAAGCCTCGCCCGCTTGACTACTTGCTACCTTTACCATCTTTGGCACGCAACGCATCAAAGCGAGCTTGGTCTTTCTTGCTCATTGCGTAGAACATCTTGAGGCAAGCTTCAGCCTCATCTACCTTAGCACTACTTGTTGCTGAGTCCTTCTTAGTTTCAGGGCGAATGATGTGATACCTAAAGTCAGAATAGGCTCTTGAATAGGCGTTGTTGTGTAGCTTGCTCCTCTCGGTGCGTGGCTTGGAGAGAATTCTCTCCGCAACTTGTTGCGTAATATCTAACTGACCCATCAAGTGTTGCGTGACCCATTCCTTGAGCCTGTCGGCTCGTGTTGTGCTGTCGGCTTTCTTGTACTCTAGATGCCATACAAGAGATGACTCACGCAACAGGCGAGCTTGAGTGCCTAGACCAAAGGCGAATTGTGAATACGATACAACGATTGCTTTACTCATGATGTAATACTCCTTCGTTTGGTTAATGCCGAATGAACCCTCACTCGACAACAACAGTATAGCTTTAGGGGTATTTGGCAACGGCTTGTGCAATGGTTTGACCCCACCCGATACCCACCAACCATAATGGCGTTTAACGAGGCTAGCTAGGTGTAACACTGTTCCTCAACCATAATTTCAATTTATGTCAAATCTTGTATAAGAAGCGCTTTACCGGGGGGTATAAATTTTATAAAAAATGGTAGGGGTCATGTCAAACTTTATACACAACTACAAAACAAAAGTGCATGAAATTTCAATAAAAAAACATGCAAAACTAAATGTTGCAGTGCAACAAAATGTGTAATATACTACACAAATTATTAACCCCTAAAGGAGAAGCACATGTTTGATTTCACTAAACAAACCAAGCAGTTCGAACAGTTGGCAGAGCGCATCAAAGAAGTAAACGAGTTCTGGATCAACGCTTTTGTCTCAAGCATCAAGCAGTTCACCAAGTAATAAAAAAACCCCCACGTCTTAGGTGGGGGTTTCAACGAGGATGTACTAACATCAACCATAGCCCAAACGAAGGAGGAAAAGCTACGGTAAACAAATTATACACAAAAAACTAAAAAACAATATATACTCCAGCCATACGTGAGCACCACACGCAACCAAAGGGGAAAGCAGTTGTTTTTAGAACACTTAGTCACAGCATCCGCAGCAGACTACACACCAGATACCTTCTCTGGTGAAACCTTTGATCCCCTAGAAGATCTCACCCCAGCGCAAACGCTAAATGCCCAAAAGAAAACATCTGACTGGTTAAGCCAGTTTGCTGATGATGACGAAGTTACGTTAACAGAAGCTCAACAAGATAAAACGGTTGACGCCTTCAATGCGTTGACAACCAGAGACCCTAACGCAAAACAAAAATTACTCGAGCTAGACTTACCAGAAGAGATAAAGACAGCCGTAGGCATGGTGACTGCGTACCAGTGGAAGTTTATTGAGCAAGCAGAGAACCTGCGAAGCATGGCAGTAACGCATATTGTCAAAGAAGTCAGCCACCCCGACGCCCGTATTCGTTTAAAGGCATTAGAAATGCTGGGTAAAGTTACAGAAGTGGCGTTGTTTACGGATAGGATTGCTGTCAAGTCAGAAGATGTGACAGACGAAGAGTTAGACGCACGTATAAAAGAGAAGCTGGGTCGCTATATGGGCGCTGTAGATGTGGTAGATGTAGAAGACGTGTATACAAAAGACGAAAAAATAGACACATCCAAATAATATGTCTAAAAAAAGCCCAAAACTGTACACATGAATCTAGATTTCTTTACCCCAGAAGAAGCCGTAGCAGCACAGAAGGCTCTCAAAGACATGAACACGGTCGAGAAAAAGGCGTTTCTGGCTGATTTAGAAAAAAAAGAACACAGGTTTGGGCTACATACAGCTAAAACCAGCCCGATAGAGTTTGCAAAACGCATATACCCTGGGTTTAAAGTAGGCCCGCACCACAAGCGCTTAGCTAAAATCTTCCAAGACGTAGTCGATGGTAAGAAAAAGCGGGTCATTATTAACATTGCACCACGTATGGGTAAGTCGGAGTTCAGTTCTTACTTATTTCCTGCCTATTTTTTAGGCAACTTCCCACATAAGAAAATTATCATGGGTACCCATACGGCAAGTTTGTCTGAGGACTTTGGACGACGAGTGCGAAATCTAATAGATAGTGAGGAGTACCGTGAAATATTTCCAGACACAGTCGTCGCAGACGACCAAAAAGCTGCGGGAAAATGGAGTACAGGTGCTGGTGGGCAGTATTATGCTGCTGGTGTTGGAGGCGCTCTTGCCGGACGGGGTGCTGACCTTTTTGTTATTGATGATCCACATTCCGAACAAGATATGAAAGCAAACTCAAGGCTGGCGTTTGATAACGCTTGGTCTTGGTTCCAAACGGGTCCCTTGCAACGTTTAATGCCGGGGGGTGCGATCATAGTAATTATGACTAGGTGGTCGTTGTTAGATTTGACGGGGCGTTTAATTGACTATCAGATAAAAAACCCAGAGACCATACCTTGGGAAATCGTAGAACTGCCAGCCATAGTTAACGCCGGTACAGATGATGAGAAATCGCTTTGGCCTGCGCAGTGGAGCCTAGAAGCGTTAAAGAATACACAACAATCCATAGACCCACGGTACTGGAACGCTCAGTACATGCAGAATCCGACTAGTGACATGAGCGCACTGGTAGGGCGAAAGGATTGGAAAATATGGGAAGCAGACGATCCACCCAAATGTGAGTATGTGATCCAGTCTTGGGACACGGCGTTTGAAACAAAAAACAACAGTGACTATTCTGCTTGCACAACATGGGGTGTTTTCTACGATAACGAGGATAAACGCAGCCCCAACATCATTTTGCTTGACGCATTTAAAGACC